GATAGCCCGGCCATCAGCGCCTCGAAGTTTTCCGATCGCCTGGGGGTGGTGGCCTGCGTTCGTTCCAGATCGTTTAGTTGCATGGCGATCTTGGTTTGTAGATTGTCGCATTTACGAATAGCCCGGTAAAGGGAATCCGCATAAGTTTTTGAGTTGGTGGTGTCGATAAGGTATCCCTTGGAGCGGACGTATTTGATGGCCTCAAAGTCCAAGGCATAGCATAGGATGACCAGGTTGGGCCTTACCGAGATATGTTCGTGCAGCAGGCGGTTATAGTTGCGCCAGCTTTTTAAGTACGAGTTGTATTCCTGATTGCCAGTAACCTTGTTATTATCCTGGACAATTTTCTCCCACATAGCAACGCATTGGCTATCCGTTGCAATGCCGGATTTGATCACCAACTTGAAGTTTCCGCTTTCACTTATCGCCATGAAGAGTTTTAAAGTGATATCCTCATAGCTGAAAAAGCTGGCGGTAATACTCGATGATGTCCTCCTTGAGATAGTCATGAGCCAAGATGGTTTTAGACTTTTCAGTAAGGCCAAAGATTTCTTCACCATAATTTGAAACTAGGTTTTCAGTTTTCCTGTCGCTGGCACTAAATATCACCGGCCATTTATCCGTTGCCGCCACCATGCTAGAGTGAAATGCCCCGGTAAGTTTTAGATCCGTTACGCCCCTTGGATTCATCCTAGCCTTCATCGCGGCATAGGACTCACTTCGATATTCTTTTAGCTTCATGCTTTCCGCATCGACCCCGCTCATCAGCTGCTCGGCATTGAGATCCACCAGCAGCCACTCATTATCCGTTACGATATCAAGGATGGCCTCCTCCTGGTGGTGGGCTTCGCGTCTTAGCTTTGCGATTAAATCTTTCACTGCTCCCATAGCTTTTAGAAAAGTAAGGGTGCGCCCCAAGGGATTATGGCAAACGCTTAAAGGCACACCCAGACTAAACATCACGCTTCTTTTACTTCGTGGTCCCTTTAAGCGCCGGGGGTAATCTGTACCGGTGTAAGCGTTTCGTAACCAGGGACAGACAACGTAGAGGCTGACACTAATGAAAGCTTGCTGGCTTCGAACGCTGTGCCGGTCAGGGTATATTGCCCGGCTATAGCAGGATCTTCAACCGCAGTGGTGATGGCATGGCTCGCTCCGTCGTCATCATCTACCAATGAGAAATCGTCCTTTACCAAACCAACCAATGGCGTGGAGTCACATTCAGCAGCCACTTTAACCGTTATAGTGGTGGCACTTGCTGCCCCGACAGTAGTTAGTTTTGTATCGACTATTCTTACAATTTGGTTGAAGGCATCGAAGGGTACCAGGACACCGTTTTTGTCAATCTCTTTGTTGTTCTGCAAGGCCACCATTATCGGGGACTTACTCGCTACGGAGCCGTCGTTAAACATGAGCTTCTCCGTTTGCAGCAGTTGCAACGTAAGGGCTAAACCATCGCCGTTATCCTTTTCAGAAAGGATAAGCTGGTTTTCGGAGTCGAAGAATATTACTCCACCACTATTTGCCCGGTGGCTGTACATCGCTTTATGTATGCACAGGTTTTCCCGGATCCCGAAACGGAAACGATAGTTACCATCCCGAACGGGTATGTAGGCCAGTGGAGTATCTTCATAGACAGCTTCCTGAGAAATGTTCTCGAAGCTTTTAAAATCTGGCCACCGATAAATTCTCTGACCCACGGGGGCCACGGCAGCATCATTCAAAAACGCCAAGAGCAAGACAGGGTCTGCAAGGGTCGCAGCAGGGATGCTGAAACCAGGAGGGGTAGTGATCATTGAGATCAACATTTCAGGCATCTTATTGCACCGAGACAACCCCAGATTCTTTTTTACGACATCACATTCCATAAAATATTATTCACAGTTTTTAATTGTTTTCGATAGTCTCAAATCGGTGATCTCAATAGCATCTAAGCGATCATTGAAGACATACTTTGCGTTGCCCTGCTCGTAGACCACACCCCAATAGGGCCGGTCAACTTTTGAATGAGGTGGATTTCCACGGTCGCCTGTCCAGACGAACTTCCCAACCCGGATGAGGATGCTGATAAACTTCTCGTACAACGGTTGGAGTAATGGTCTGAAGTTTACCTCGTACCGTTGCTGGATGGTATAGTTTGCCTCGGTAAGATTCAGGATTACAATGTGGAAGTTGTATGTTATCAGTCCATTAAGGGGTTGCTCTGGGTAGTCCATCAGCAAGGCGATGAGCGGATATTTCTGCTCCTTGAAAATCTGGTCGACGTTTTGTTTGGTTAGCTCGGTGGAGATATAAAGCTTATGGCCAGGGATGTAGAAAGGCGCCAGGCCTTGTAGCCGCTCAGGAAAGAGGGCAACAACTTCTGGATCCGTCCGCATGGCGGTCACAACCTTTTCGATATACGCAACTCCATCGGTCATATTCCAAACGTGTTAATAGAGTTAGGGTACCAGAAAGTCCAGTTAGCGTAGGCGGGAGGTATAGGAGGATCGGCATTGGGATCCGCATCAGAGTTGGCCTCGGAAATAAACCAACCAAGGGTGTCGGCCTTTTCAACAAACTCGTTGTAGGCGCGGACGATTCTTAGCGAGGGCGAGATAACCTCAGCGTTTTCCGCCTTGGGTTGCACCACGCCTATACCAGAATGGTTGTCGAAGGTATCGCGCAGCCAGTTGGAGAATATGTAGGGAACCAGCATATCGACCAGGCCCAGCCACTCATCGGCCCAATCGTCATCGTAAACGAAAGGAGATCCTTTCTCTAGCATGAGCCATTTATTATCTTCTATCTTGGTCCATTCCGTTCCTTCAACCGGCGGGATCCCGGTATTGTCAGCCACCGCCTCCCAGATACTTATTCCGTCCACCACTTGCTGCCCTACCAGATAGGCCGTTGTAACAACCCACTGGCTGGGTAGCAAAGCGCGAGCAGAGATAAACTCATTGTACAAAGGCACGCCCAGCGCCTTTTTCAATACCTCCTCTTCATGCTTATCGATGTAAGGCTGCAGGGTATTGACCACGCTGCTTACATTGGGTATGTTGTAGGGGATGAGATTAAAATCGTCGGGCGTGCAAAACATGATCGTAAATGCTATTAAAAGCGTTAAGGGGTTTCCAGGTCTGCAAGTGCAGTGGTGATGTTGGTAACCTTCCGGAAGGCGGCCTCGTCGAGGGTTCTGATCAACAGGGCAAGACGTTGTTCGGCAAGAATGGTAAAAGTGTTCTTGATAAACTGGTCGTTGATCCATCCCATCTCCACAGTGAAATCTTCCAGCTCGTAGATGGTACCGTAGTTAAAGTCGCCGATTACGAAAGTATTCACAACGACTTGGCTACTCGGTATTATTTGAATGCCTGCGAGGCTCGTACCGTCAGGTGAAAGCATAGGCGGCAGCAGGTAACGGCCTCCCGTGTCCTTGTACAGTCTAAGTTTCAGCATATCGGTAGGATTAAGCAGAACGGTGTTGACCGTATACTTACCACCCTTGTTGTTCATGATATCGGCAGCAGCCACCATGATGAGGTCGAAAAGATTTGCAGCCTCAACTGTATCCGCATAAGGAGTTGTAACCAACGCAGGGGCTGATGTGTAAACGCCTTTTATAATTGGAGTTACCCCGGTACCGGCATATAAATCTGCCTCGATCTTAAGGGAAAGGTTTACTTCCAACAGCCGGCGGATCTCGCTTTCAATAAAATAAACATCGTTCCAGGCTTCCTTGGTGACAGGAATGGAATCGGCAATCTTTTCGATAGGGAGCAACCGTTCAATCCATGAGATCGCGCTTTCCGGTTTCGCAGCGCCTTCAGCAACCCAGGCAGCACCGCGAGTAACGGCTGCCTGATCATAGTAGCGTATTACACCATTGGAAGAAGGACTCACCTGCGCGTGGCGAAATAGATCCCAGATGGGAGTATTGGGGTAGGCTAAATAACCGACGTCGGGGAGGCGCATGGCCATCGTAGATCCAGACACCAGGGCTCGCGTTACTAAGGTTTTATCGACGGTGAGCTTTACGTTGGGTCCGCCCTGGCCGATGCTCTTTATTTCTTTTGCCTTTTCAGAAACCAGATCCTTGATCGATTTCTTGGGGCCGGGGTTCGATTGGAATATCCTGCGCATCTCCTCACCTTGCTTTGTTACAGCATCGGTAAGGGTCTTGATAACGTCGGCCTTCAACCCGAGCGTTTCGAGTTTGCTTGTCAGTTCTTCTGACTTCATGAGTCCTGCGCATACCGCCTGGACTTCTGTTTTCACTGCTTCCCGTATAGCTATGCCGTTATCTTTTGCAACGCCTTCCAGGAGAGTTTTTAATTCTTTCTCATCCATAAAGCAAATGTTTTTTGTAGTGAGTAATTAGTTCGTGTACATCTACGGGAGTGCGTTGCGTCGCGGGCTCCTTTCGCTCAGTGCTTAAAGCGGGCTGAGATTTATTTCCCAGGGTTGGGGTAAGTTCATTTGATCCTACTAAGACGGCGGATACCTCATGAAGGCGGGCCTCGCGAACAGCCCAGAAGTATCCTTGCGACTCGGCAGCATCCTTGTTGCCCAGGGTAGGAAATACCTCGCTCCATGTTTTGTATTCGCTCTGATAGTTTTCATCGTTGATGGCCAGGTCGACCTTAACATAGGTCATCTTAACGGAATGCTGATCAACATGGCCGCCCAGGTATTCCCGGTACATCATGGGATTCAGATCCTTCTCGATCTGGCTTTCCATTACCAGGACCGTTGTGTCGCCGTTCTTGGGATGGCCCAAGGCCCGCCACTTCATGCCCTTGTCATAGAATTGAATCGGGCGACCGATCTGGCCGCCATACTCAAACTTATGATCGTGCAAATGGCGGATGCGCCTGGCGGAGTTTTGAACGCTCTTGGTAAATAGGCCCGGAATATGAACGTCGTCATGGGCGTCGAGCCAGTTGTATGTGTTGGCAACGATGGTCCGTTTCAATATGCCCGCAGCCTCGTCGTTGTCATAGAGAAAATTGTCCTTGGTAACGCTGTCGTCCGCTTCAATTACGACCGCCGCCGCCTCGGTATACTTCTGCTGATGCTTTGCTATCTCAAGAATTTCTGCTTTGTTTTTCATCAGAAACTCGATGTGAGATTTCCCGGTGAGGCCAGACTCGACTTTCATTTTCTGATAGGTTTATTTTCCTTGATTATTTTTTCCTTTTCGACAATGGACTTCTCTAGCTTCTGCTTGTCCACCTTGCGCTCATCGAAATCCGTCTGCCGGGGATCAGGTTTTCCCTTTGGCTTTTTGCTTTTCTTGCTTTTCATAAATTCTTGGGTTTTCATTATACCCTGCACACCTTTTGGCGTTGTGACTTTCAACCACTTCAGGAAGGCATCAAAGGATTTCCTGAGTTGTAGCCGTTCACTTAGCACCCTTGGATTTTCCTTTTTCATCTTTGTCGTCCTCCTCTTTTTCCTCTTTGCTCTTTCCCTTTTTCAGTTCTTCCTTGAGTTGGAGATTCCGTTCGCGTATACTTCCTCCGACAATACCGGAGGGAAATTCCCGCTCGCCCTTTTCGATCATCTCGGCTTTGACTTCGAGATTGCGATCGCGCTGGGTCTTCTTATTCCTGAGTTGTGAGCCGATACTTTTATTTTTTTCGGCCTCCTCTGCTGAGTCTTCTTTCTTCTTTGCCATAGGTTTTTAGTTTTGTTTTTGCGTATCGATTCCGTACTTCACCAGCTCGGCCTGGTATTGTTCAATGGTAATGGCCTCGTCCATGTATGCCTTCGACAACGCCTCGACTACTGTTTTAAGAGCGGTGCCATGCTGGTTCAAATCGTCTTGGAAAATGGGGAGGTGGGAAAAGTCCGCGATGATACGGTCGGTGGTTCCTTCCAGAAGCCGGGCCGTCATCGCTGCAGCTCGCTCGTTGGCTTCCGGGATTATTGTTCTGAGGTACAATCCTTT